ATATATTGTAGTGGATGTCCCTGTTACCGGGTTCACGATTGCGGAGCAAAAGCAGATTGTAGATGCGCTAACTGCGTATCTTACTGCTTCTTCGGGTTCAAAAGTTACCCAGCTTCTGGGTAACGAGAACTAAGCCTTGTCAGCTTAGAAGAACGGTTTGGCTCATTGAAAGGTGAGTTATCGCGTAGCAGTACGCGATTCCGTGAAAGAAACACCATGGCTAGGGACGGATAACCTCTATTAGGAGGGGCCGTGAAAAGCCTGATGTTCCCATTGCAGGATGTCCTCGAAGAACTGGGGACATGGTGTCGCATTAGCACCCGTCGTGATCTTAAAACGATCACGATGCGTGTCGAAAATGAAGGGTTATCGTTTTTGACGATAACCTTACCGGCCTTCGCCTCAGACTTCCAAAAAAGTCTGGACGAAGGCTTGGTAGGCTCTCAACTCTTCCAGGGCTTTCGCCGTGGTAGAGGAGGTCTCCCCTTATTTCTAGGGGGTTTCCTCGGCCTTGTTTTCGACCGTGAAGGTGGGCGATTACTCGACAATCCGTCAATCGATGCAATCCATGCTATACGGCAGATTACTCTGTTGTTTAGCAAGGTCTTGCTTCCTTGCACCCAGGTTAGGGAGCAGAAAGCGATTGACAAATTTGTCGAGTGTGAGCAGGACCTTCGTGTGTCGGACGCAAGTAGGAGTATTGATGAGAATCAAGACTTTTTACGTATGTCCAACATGCTTTGGAGTCCTGTCCTGCAAAAAGTTGACGAAGTCATCTTTTATGGACAGATCATTCCTAAGCACGGGCCTGGGTCCACAGCTGAGAAAGTTCTCGGAAACGAGAAATATTATCAGCGTGAGTGGACCGAGCGTTTGGAAGGGCCATTCCCTCATGGGGAATTTCTTTTTCCAAACTTGAGGTACTATTCCAGTAACCTCGACCGCACGAAGATCCTCGAACCCGGGCAGGAACGCCCCGTTAGGGTCGTTACTGTTCCTAAAACGCTGAAAACACCTCGAGTTATTGCCATTGAACCAATCTGCATGCAATATGTGCAGCAGGGGATAATGGAACAACTTGTGGAACGCATTGAGCGATTTGGCATCACTCGATGGTTCGTCGGGTTCACTGACCGACTTCCTAACCAGGAGTTGGCTAAGAAGGGATCCTCTACAGGATCCTTAGCTACGCTCGATTTGAGCGAAGCGTCCGACCGTGTTTCCAATCAGC